AAATACATTACAACCAAATATATCTTTTTTTCTTCTTAGCATTTTTCGTGCTTTTTTCCAATCATCATCTTGTAATTCTTCCCACGATTTATTGCTTTTAAAAATTATGACTTCCCAAAATTCTGAAATTAACTCTAGACTTTTGTTTTTCTTCCACCAATTTTCATAATCTTTTTCATCTAAATCGTTGTAAGCAAAGTTGTCGTAGTAATCTATTATTTCATTTTTTGTCATACAAATACTACTGTTAAATTCTGTACCTTGATTACAAATAATTGCATAATTAGGTTTAAATAACTTAATTAATTTTTTCATTGTTTACCTTTCTACTTTATTAATTGTGGATTTTTTGTTTCGCCATATATCCACATATTAGTTAATAATGTTCTATCAATATTTTTTGGTAGTTCCATAGTGTCATAGATAGATACTGCTGTATAACCATTCCACCATTCATTATCATTTAATGTGTTATCTTGATAAAGCCACTCATTAAAAAATTCTTTTAATATAGTTTCTTCATTATTATTTTTTACCCATTCTGTTGGATAGTAATAAGAATGAAAGTATTCATCTTCGCCATTTCTTGTTCTAAATCTTATTAATGTCAATTCTCTCATTGTTTACCTTTCTATTCTTCTTCTTGTACTTCAAATGTTATTGTATTTGCCTCTAAGTTATCCATATACTTTAAACCCATACCATTTTTGTAGTTCATACGATAAGCAACTTCTATTGCCTCTTGTTTGCTATCAGCTTTTACTATATCTTCCCATACAACTATATTCTGTTGCCCATATACTTTATATCTCATTATCTTCCCTATTCTTTCTGCTATTCATAGATAGCTTGTAACACATAGCCCTCTTTGTACATTGGTTTAGTTATAACGAGTGCTTTTAACTATGTGCTACAAGCTACCTACAAAAAGCTATCAGCTTTTTTAACTACTACCACATAACTTTCGTTAAATGTTTGTTGATCTACAATCTCTAATCTATTGCCCTCTATAAAATGCAACACTTCTTTTGTGCTACGAAAAGGTCTAAGAGTATTGTTGTAATTAACAAATATATACCTACAATCTAGTGGTAACTCAATCTTCTGTTTTAATACCATACTTACAGTATAGCTAACTTTACATTGTTGTAAAGTTTATTTGCCTACAATATATTTACCTACACAATAGAAAAAACCTAGCTGATCTAAAAGGGGATAGATCAACTAGGTTTAATCGTTAGCTATTGACTAACTCTTTAATAATTCTTGATATGTTGTTAAATAACAGCTATGGCAAATTTGTAAATCGTCTATGTAGTTGTTTAATTCTTCACAATAAAGACATTTAAACATTATTTACTTACCCCCTTTAATATAAAGTAAGTTAATACAAAACTAAGCCATAATATGCCCCAATCTGTAATAACCCAAAAATATATCATAAATTCGTTTAGTGTATCTCTATACATAATTAACACCCTTTAATATATTGTATTGGCTAATTCTTCGCCAATCAATTCTTTTATAAGTTCTAAGTAACCGAAGCTAACAACTGTATAGCAGTTAGTAGCTGGTGAGTGTGGAAATGGTTTCGTAAATCCATTGTATTCATCTACACTAACCATTACATCACAATCAAAACAAATATATTTTATATGTTCTAAATGTTCTATTTCTTCTTTAACTTCTTTTGCTAATTTCATAAATGGTTTATTTAGTTCAAAACTAAAATATAAATTATCATTTAATTGATTAACTTTATTTATTGTTTTATCTTCTAACAATTTCACAATTAACCCCTTTCATTGATTAACCTTGATGTCTAACTTTATAAACACCTAACACGCCCTATATAGAGCGTGTAAGCTGTTTATTCTTCTTCTAATTCGTTTAATATTTCGTGAGCTATTTCATTGTATAAACAATACAAATTACCTCTTAATATATCGAGTGGCGTTTCATATCCTAGTTCGTTACTATTCCATAATTGCCAGTATTCCTCACCATCATAATGGCTACAGAAATCAATTAATTCTGAATTGTAAACAGGGACTAAGCTATCTGCTATTTCTGTTATATAATCTTCTTTATAACTAGCATTCTGTAATTCCTCTTTATCAATACATTCAATTAATTCTTGTTTCATTGAATATCTTGTATATGATTTTGCCTGACATACTTCCATAATCATTTCACCCCCTTAAAATTCTTCTTCTAATAATCTTTTAATTTTTTCTATATCTTTATTTTTATAAGCTGTTTGTATTAATTGATTTTCAAACGCTATTAAAGGATCAATAAAATACTCACCACATAAAGATAAGAATTGCATTTCTAAATAAGACATTTTAAAACTCATTGTTATTTCTTCCTTAACAATCTTGTTCTAATAATTCATTATGATAATAACACTCATCAAACATCGTATGAGTACAAATTAAGTCACTATCGTAATAAATTGGTTGTTCTTTACTTGCTAAATAAGCAATTAAATAATCTCTTATATAAATTAATATTTTCATTATTACCCCTTTATGCTTCCCAATTATGATAACAATTATAATCGTTACAAAATGCAAATAGTTCATCATCTTCTGTCTGAACAACAAACACTTGGTCTAATTCGCTTAAATCAAACCAATTTGAACATTCATCACAACTATCTGTTATTGCTTCATTCTTATGAATGTAATCGCTTTGTATTATTTTCATTACTTCCCCTTTATAGTTTGTAATATCCATTATACATATATGTGAAGTAATACAAAGGATTTAATATTATTTATTTTATGTTAATTAATATTGTTAATATCTTTATCAAAGTTAAACAACATACCCCCAGTTTTTATTAAAACAAATACACCCTATTTTATAACCTATAAATTACCTAGTAAAAACCCTATAAACATTGACAACGCAACATAATACATATTATAGGACATTGTAATAATTGCATATATACAAGATATTAACTGCATAGTTTAAGGTAAGCACCCCCCTAGCGTAGCGTAACACTTTAATTAATCTAAGGAAACTTTTATCTACTAAATACCTACTATATATTGTGTGTTTTACCTGACAAACTACATCTAGTAGGACTACTATCACAATAGTATCTGTTTTGATCACCAATCTGTTTTAATGTGTTTTCACACTCTTTACATTTCTTCAATAATAAAAGAATACTAGATAAAAAAATATTAAAGTATAGTTCTAACCCTGTGTCATCCCTCCCAACCGATAACAAATCTGTTTATGACTTATTTTATATTATGAAGTAATAGGCTATGACCCTAGTTACTATGGTCCAGCTAGTCCACTTATCCTGTTGTTTGATCCGATATTTCTTTCTAAAAGCTGGAGAAATATCCTGTTTGTTGTTGTCATACTATCACATAATTATTAATATACAAATCATACAGTTATTGGACATACTGTACGTGAACGAAGCCCTGCTTTTCCGATTGGCAGGGTTTTGTTTATTGACTTAGTTTCTATAATGTTATATAATTAAATAACTCATTTCTAATGAGTATCAACTTCCCTGTTTGATTAACCAATAATCCCTAGCTAGTCTAGGGTATGTGAAATATAAATTTAAAGATACTACAACAACAGAGTATGTTATAGAGGCAGATAGCGAACAAGAGGCAGTAAAAATACTTGATGAATTATGGTGGACAAAACAAGATAGTATTAAGGATTTATGTTATCAACACAAGATAGAAAGAAGCTCTAGGATTTGGATAGAGTATTAAAAAAATTTTTTTTTTACGCCTTCGGCTCCTGTAAATTACTAGGTTTCTGTCTACCTTTTATTCTTGGATATACTTTTGTTTTATGAGCATTACAATATCTATACTTGTTATATTTTGATATAACTGTATCACAATTATCCTGCAAACAAATTCTTCCACTACTATATGAAGTAGAGGGTTTATGATTAGGATATTTATTTCCTTTGATATAATCACTCATAAAAATATAGTATAGTTAGAGGAGCAAAAAGTTATGTATATGCCAAAGAAGAAAAAGAAAAAAAATAAAGGTAGAAAAAAAAGTAGATACTAATGGCTACCTATCAAGGAATGAAAGTAAAGCTAAATAACCCTACGGCTATTAGAAAGGGTGAACCTGGCTATGGTCGTAAGTCTAAAAAGGTATTTGTTATGTCTAATGGCAAAGTTAAAAAAATAATGTTTGGTGATCCAAATATGCCAGTTAGAAAAAACAATCCTAAAGCAAGAGCATCATTCCGAGCTAGGCACAAATGTAGTACTGCAAAAGATAAAACTACTGCTCGTTACTGGGCGTGTAGAGATTGGTAAAGGAGAAATATGCCAAAAGGTCCTAAAGGTTATTCACAAAAGCAAATGAAGATTGCTAGAATGGCACCACCTAGAAATAAAATAACTGCTGCTGATTTTGCAGCATTAAGAAAGAAGAAAAAGAAATGAAGATAAAAGGTGTAGATATGTCTGATCTTACTAAAAGACAACAACAGACAATGAAAACATCATACTAAAAGACATATGGAGTATATGCGTAACAGTATGAAAAGAGGTGCAACTTTTACACAAGCTCATAAAAGAGCTATTAAAGCTGTTGGTAAGTAATGGCTAAACGAGTAAGTTGGATGTTTGGTGGCAAAAGATATTATGGTACTCTTATTAGAGAAACTAAAACGCATAAATTTGCAAGAACAGAAAACGGAAAAGTAAAGAAAATTAAAAAGTAATGGCAGCAAAAATACCAGCAAGTGCAAACGCAGCTTTAATTAAAAAAGCAAAATCTAGTGGTATATCTTTATCAACACTTAAAAAAGTTTATCGTAGAGGTCAAGCAGCATATCTTAGTTCAGGATCAAGACCTGGTGTAAGTATGGGTGCTTGGGCTATGGGTAGGGTCAATAGTTTTATTCGTGGTTCTAAAAAACACGATACTGACCTTCGTGGTGGAAAGAAAAAGAAGTAGTGGCAAAAAGAACACAACCTTATAGATTTGGTGTACCAGCTAAATACCTAGCAGGATTATCTGATGCAGAAGCTAAAAAACGAGCAGCAGAAATAAAAAGAACAGCAAAAGCATACAAAGCTGGTAAACGAATTAATACAAAAAAAGTACAACAATCAAGATTATCTGACAAAAAGAGAAGATAATGGCTGAACGTAAAGTTTGTGCTAATCCTGGTTGTGAAAAAAAATTTTCAGCTAAACATAATAATCAAAAATATTGTACTGTTGAGTGCAGTCGTAAAGCTCAACATAAAAGATCAAAAGAAAAAAAGAAAAAAGAATTTACAACACAGATGACTGTTACTCGTGGCGAGTATTACGAGGATTATGTACAAAACTTTGCAGCAGAAGTAGAGCAAGAACTTATTGCTAAGACTGCTGTAGCTGATATATACGGAGTAAACAAATCAGTTGTTACTAAAATGCACGAAGCATATTTAGTAGATAAAGATAACTTTGAATTACAAAAAGATTGGACAACACCACAAGAAGCAATAAAGTCATTAGGTAAGTTTGAGGATTTTAGAGATAGATACTTTCAAACAGAAACAGGAGATAGTTATGAAACAGCAGATTTTCATAAAAAATGGATTGCAAGTATTTTAAAAGCTATTAAGGAAGGTGGCGAACAAATGATACTTAGTCCACCACGACACGGAAAGACAGACCTACTTACACATTTTGCTGTATGGCAAATATGCAAAAATCCTAATGTAAGAATTATGTGGGTAGGTGGTAACGAAGAGATAGCTAAAAACGCTGTAGGTGCTGTTGTAGATCATTTGGAGCATAACGAAAAACTTATAGAGGATTTTTGTGGACCAGGTAAAACATTTAAACCTAAAAGCAGGTCAGGTAAATCTTGGACATCAGGACAGTTTACAGTAGCAAATAGAACTGTTACTGGTATTAAGTCACCTACTATGGTTGCTGTAGGTAAAGGTGGTAAGATACTTTCTCGTGACTGTGATTTAATTATTGCAGATGACATTGAAGATCACGGCACAACAATACAACCAAGTGCTAGAGAACAAACTAGACAATGGTGGACAACTACTTTGTCATCTCGTAAAGAGGAACACACAGCTATTGTTGTTATAGGTTCAAGACAACACCCAGAGGATTTATATAATTTTTTATTAGATAATCCACAAATGAAAAAAATAGTAGAAGAAGCACATAGTGCAGAGTGTGTGTTACCAGAAAACGATATAAAACTACATAAAAATTGTATGTTATGGGCAAGTAAACGTAGTTACAAATGGTTATTATCTCGTTTACAAGCTGCTGAAACTACAGGTGGTAAGGCAATATTTGAAATGGTATATTTAAACAAAGCATTTGTTGATGGTATTACAATGTTTGATGTAGAAGAAGTAGATAAATGCAGAGATGTAAATAGAACTATTGGGCAGATACCAGCAGGTACAAAATTAATTGCAGGACTTGACCCAGCTTCTACAGGTTTTCAGGCTTGTTTTTTGTGGGCTGTAAATACAGACACAGGAAAAATGTATATGGTAGATATAGAAAATGAACAGGGTGGTGGCATTATACAAGCTAAAAAAACTATAAAAAAATGGCACGAAAAATATAATCTTGCACATTGGGTTATAGAAGAAAACGGATTTCAAAGAGCTATACGACAAGATAAAGATTTAAAAGAATAT